GTATATACAAAAGTATGTGGGTGTAATTGACAATCCAGAATCAGGCGAGATGGGCACCATGAATGAAATGCCTTTTAATAGGACATTACTAGACTGGGCTAACTACGATATTAACAACCGTACACGTTTTGACGCCACGGTATCTTCTGGGTTTGCTATAATGGCGAACCAAACAGGAGCAAGGACTGCCATAAAAAAAGATACTGAAATATCTCTTAACTTTGCGAAATACAGTAACAAAGGTTTTGTTAGTGAAATTATTAAGCCATTATGATGAATAAACCACGTTTCCAAAATGGTAGTGGATTCCCAAATCAATTCGCACCCGATGTCGAAAAAGAGTCGGAAGAGTATGGTCTGAAGGTAGGTCAAGCGATTGAGTCGGAATGGTTCTCAAGAGAATACGATACGTCAATGTATGGCGATATTCGTTCTGAATTCTTACTTAGAAGATTATACGCAAAAGGAGAACAACCAATCGAGAAATACAAGAACGAGATGTCCGTAAACGGAGACCTTAGTTATTTGAATCTTGATTGGACTCCAGTTCCTATTATACCAAAGTTTGTTGACATTGTAGTTAACGGTATCAGTAATCGTCTTTTTGATGTAAAAGCAGAGGCTGTTGACGAGCTTTCTAATGAAGAACGTGCAGAGTTCCGATTAGAAATGCAAACAGACATGCGTGCAAAAGAAGCCCTGATGACCTTAAAAGAAGGTACAGGTGTTGACGCATTCCAGTTTGCACCGGAAACTTTACCAGATACAGATGAAGAACTTGACATCTACATGAAGCTTAACTACAAGCAAAATGTAGAGGTGGCGCAAGAATTAGCTATCACTTCTGTTTTGGAATATAATGATTACCATGAAATCAAGCGCAGACTTGACGAAGACCAAGTTGTCTTAGGTCTGTCTGTCGCTAAGCATAAGTTTGATGGTCACGACGGAGTGCGTGTTGAATACGTAGACCCTGTTAATTTTGTATACAGTCCAACAGAAGACCCTAACTTCCGTGACTGTTATTACTTTGGGGAAGTAAAAAGTACTCATGTTACTGAACTAAAAAAGATAAACCCATCATTAACACAACACGATTTAGAAGAAATTTCTAAACTAGCAAGTAGATTTGATGGGTATAGAAGTACAATCAATCAATCGTCAGAAAGCGGTTTTGATAAAGCAAACGTATCGTTATTATACTTCTGTTACAAAACAGACAAGGAGATTGTATACAAAATAAAGGATGGAGCTAACGGTGGCAAGAAGGCTTTGAAGAAAGACAGTTCTTTCAATCCTCCTAAGACTGAACAGGCACGATTCAAGAAGGTCTCACGCAGAATAGATGTTTGGTACGAAGGTGTTATGGTATTGGGCACTAACAAGATTATTAAGTGGGAGTTGATGAAGAATATGGTTCGTCCAGATTCTGCATTCCAAAAGACCATTCCTCCTTACATTGCTTCTTCTATAAAAAAATCAAAGGGTCATATTGATTCGTTAGTGAAAAGAATGGTTCCCTTTGCTGACCAGATTCAGCTTGTCCATTTGAAACTGCAACAGGTGGTCGCAAAGATGATACCTGATGGGGTTTACATTGATGCTGATGGGTTGAACTCTGTAGATTTAGGTAACGGAGCTTCTTACAATCCAAGTGAAGCCTTGTCAATGTACTTCCAGACAGGTAGTGTCGTAGGTAGAAGCTATACTGAAGACGGTGATTTGAACGCAGCACGTGTTCCTATTCAAGAACTTACAAGTAGTGGTTCTAACGCTAAGATTCAAAGTCTTATTGCGATGTACAACTACAACTTAAATATGTTAAGAGCGGCTACAGGTTTAAATGAAGCACGTGACGGTAGTACTCCAGACCAGTACGCATTGGTAGGTGTGCAAAAAATTGCTGCTTTAAATAGCAATACCGCAACAAGACACGTTGTTTTATCAGGAATCAATATTACTAAGAGATTGTGTGAAGCTATATCATATCGTATTTCAGACATCTTGCAATACAGTGACTTTGCGGAGGACTTTGCTAAAATGATTGGTCGCAATAATGTCGAGGTATTAAACGACATCAAGACTTTGCATTTGCATGACTTTGGAATCTTTATTGATTTAGAGCCTGACGAGGAACAGAAACAGTTGTTAGAGCAAAACATTCAACAGTCTATTCAAGCAAAAGCTATCGAGTTAGACGATGCTATAGACATCAGAAGCGTGAGTAATATCACGTTGGCCAACACATTATTGAAGATTCGTAAGTTGCGTAAACAGAAGCGTGATTCTGAGATGCAGCAGCAGAACATTCAAATGCAGACGCAATCAAACATGCAGTCTGCACAAGCTGCTTCTCAAGGTCGTCAGCAAGAAGCACAGGTTCAGTTCCAGTTTGACTCACAGTTAGAGCAAATGCGCTCTCAGTTAAGGCAACAAGAAAAGCAGCAATCTGCCGCTATTGAGCAAAAAATGCTTGAATTGAAGTATCAATATGAAATGGAACTCAAACGTCTTGATGTCGACTCATTGAAAAATAGAGAAACTGAAAGAGAAGACAGGAAAGACAAGCGTACTGAGAAACAAGCCTCGCAACAGAGTAAAATGATTGAGCAACGAAAAAATGACAGCGGCGCTTATGATTTTGAAACACCAAAAGTGGCACAACAGGGTCTAGTGCCTCCGATGATGAGGCCAGATTTTGATATGTAAATAGTGGTTAACTTTGTAAACAATTAAATTAAATACATTATGGAAGATGCAGTAAATCAGCCAGAAGCTGATTACAAAATCAATGTGTCAACAAGCGGAGAAATTCTTGATATCGAAAAGACTCAAGAAGAACCAAAGCAAGAAGAGACAGTTGAACAAGAAGTAGAAGCTACCGAAGAAGTTGTTACAGAAACGGAAGAGGTAGTAGAAGATAAAAAGGAAGAGGCAGAGGAATCTGAATCTCCACAACCCTCAAGGGAAGAGTTATTCAATCAGTTGTTGTCTGATAAGTACAACATGAATAGCGATGAGCTTGAAAACGTTCTTAACAAGAAAGAAGAAAAACGAGAGTTACCCGAGGAGGTAGAGAAGTATCTTGAATACCGTGAGAAAACTAATAGGGGTCTAAATGACTACTTGGCCTTACAACAAGATTTCGACGAAATGCCTAATCAAGAGCTACTCAAGGAATACTATCGACAAACCAAACAAGGGTTAGACGATAGTGATATTGATGCGCTGTTGGACTTGAAGTTTGGATACGATGAGGGAGCTGATGACACCATCGTAAAGACCAAGACTCTCGAAATGAAAGAAGAAGTTTATAAAGCAAAACAGCATCTAAACGCTCAAAAAGACCAATACATGTCTGCGCTTGAGTCAAGTGCGTCATTGTCTCAAGAGACCGAAGAAGCCGTCAAGTTTTATCAACTATATAAAGAAGAGCAACAAAAGGTATCTAAGCAGAACGAAGAAGTCCTGAAGACCTTTAGGAGCAAGACAGACAAACTCTTTAATGACGAATTCAAAGGTTTTGAGTTTAAAATCGGAGAAGAGAAGGTAGTCTTCAAACCTAAAGATGTTGAGCAAACAAAGAAGAGTCAAAGCGATTTGTCTAACTTCATTAATCAACATATGGATGAAAACGGAACGCTCAAAGATGCTAAGGCTTACCACACGGCATTGTCTATGGCAATGAACCCAGAAGCTTACGCCAAGTTCTTTTACGAGCAGGGCAAAGCAAGTGCTGTCAACGATGTTGTAGCGCAGGGTAAAAACATTGACATGAATGTGCGTAAGAATGTTGACACTTCGAAACCGGGGCCTAAATTCCGTGTTCTTGACGATGGAAACTTTGGTTCTGGCTTGAAAATAAATAAACGTTAAGCCTTAAAAATTATTTAAAATGGCACAAACTATTACTTTTGACGGTAATGGAACAGTAGGTGGAAACACTTCGTTCACTCCGTCTCCGAGTAAGGGACTTGCTAACAGCAACTTCCTTGGTAGCTCAAGCTACGATTTTGCGCAGCAGTATCTACCAGATTTATACGAAAAAGAATTCGAGCGTTACGGTAATCGTTCTATCGCTTCTTTCTTGCGTATGGTATCTGCGGAACTTCCTATGCAATCTGATTTGATTAAATGGACTGAGCAGGGTCGTCTACACGTTCGTGCTACAGGTCTCATCGACGGTACTAACGGTATTGATGGTGCTGGTATGACAGACCACCCATTCCGTGTAAACCAAACTGTAGTTATCATCAACACATCTTCTGCTCGTAAAGGAAAAGAAGTAAAAGCTTTGATTACTGCGGTTGCAGATGACAGTATTACTGTTGAGCCTTACGACCGTGCGGAATTGACTTCAGTTGCTGGTGACTTTGTTGATAACGACGCTGTTGAGTTGTTCGTTTACGGTTCTGAGTTCAAGAAAGGTAGCTCAGGTATGGAAGGGTCGCACGAAGCTGGATTCTTATCTAAAGAAAACAACCCTATTATCATCAAAGACCGTTACGAAGTACACGGTTCTGAGTTGGCTCACGTGGGTTGGGTAGAAGTTGCTACAGAGAATGGTGCTTCTGGTTACCTATGGTACTTGAAGTCTGAGCATGAAACACGTCTCCGTTTCGAAGACTACTTGGAAATGTCAATGATTGAAGGTGAGCCTGCTGCATCTGGTTCAGGTGTTGCTGCTCTTTCAACAGACTACAAAGGAACAAAAGGTTTGTTCTACGAAGTAGAAGACCAAGGTAACACTACTTCTGGTACTATCACTGACCGTGATGACCTTGAAGCGTTTGCTAAAGTTCTTGATAAAGAAGGTGCAATCCAAGAAAACGTATTGTTCGTTAACCGTGCAACTGGCTTCGACATTGACCGTGTATTGGCTGCTCAAAACAACAGTGGTGCTTCTACAAGCTCTTACGGTTTGTTTGACAACGACGAGGAAATGGCATTGAACTTAGGTTTCACTGGTTTCCGTATCGGATACGACTTCTACAAGTCTGACTGGAAATACTTGAACGATGCTTCTACTCGTGGTGGAGATAGCTCTATCGACGGTATCATGGTTCCTGCTGGTACAATGACAGTATACGATGAGGTATTGGGTCAAAACGCTAAGCGTCCATTCCTACACGTACGTTACCGTCAGTCTCCAATGGAAGACCGTAAGTACAAAACTTGGGTAGTTGGTTCTGCAGGTGGTGCAGCTACAACTGACAAGGATAACATGGAAGTACACTTCTTATCAGAGCGTGCACTTTGTGTTATGGGTGCTAACAACTTCATGTTGTTGAAGTAATCTATATAGAGAGTCCCTGCCTTCGGGCAGGGCATCTCTTTTTTAATCAAATAAAATCAAAATAAAATGGCAAAAGCTAAGACTGCCGATTTCGGCTATGCTGGTATTTTACCAGACATCAAACCTCAAAAACGTGTGTTTATTTTAACCACGAAAAGCACGCCAATACGTGCTATGATTCAGACCAAGCATGCGAGTCGTAAACCACTCACATACTTTGACGGTCGTGTAAATCGAGCGTTACGATACGCTACAAACCAAGTATCTCCTTTTCTAGACGAACAAGATGGCTATGCAACATTAGAGCCTATTACGTTTGAAAACGGTACTCTTGTTACAGATGAGTACGATATAAATCTACAGAAGTTCTTAATGATTCACCCGAAGTTTAATGTAGACTTCAAACTGTTCGATAAAGAAGCAGTAGCTAAAGAAAGCTATGACAAGCTCAACTTAGAGTTAGAAGCTCAGATAGCTGTAAAGAATATGTCTATTGAAGAACTAGAGGCCGTTGCAAGAGTAGCGTTCAAAGGAAGCTACCAAAATGTAAGTGACATGACGTCTTCTGAGCTTAAGAGAGATATGCTTATTTATGCTAAAAACAACCCGCAGGAGACTATGGCAATCTTGAATGACGAGAATGTCAAACTCCGAAATGTAGCAGTGCGTGCTGTAGAAGCAGGTATTCTTCACATCAAAGATGACCAGCGTACAGTTACTTGGGGAAGTGATAAACGACAAAAAATCTTGACTGCACCATACGGTGAAAACGTGTATAGTGAGTTAGCCGCATTCTTCAAGACAGATGAGGGCTTGGACGCTATGCAAAAAATCATTAACTTGCTATAGTTAGATGCAGTTTAGGATGTTAGGTAGGAAAAGAGGGTGGCATAATGCGCCCTCTTTTTTTTGTATTTTTGTTTAAAATATATCCCATGATAAACAGCGTCAGAAATACAGTGATGTTCCTTCTTAACAAGGATAATAGAGGATATCTCGCACCATCTGAATACGATTATTTTGCAAAGCAGGCACAACTGGAAATCTTTGAGGGATACTTCCAAGATTATGCCCGTTCTATAGAAGCTCAAAACAAGCGCAAGAAAGCCTTGGATTACGGAGACAGTGCTATGCATATAGCTAACAAAATTGATGTCTTCACAAAGAGCGCACAGCTTACCTACGTAGATGTAGCTCCCTTAAATAGTGTTGGTGACGACGATTACCTTTCTATGCCATCTGATTTTTACAAAATTATCAATGTGGTAACAGGCGGTAAGGTTGTTGAGGAAGTTGCTAAATACAAGTTTGATATGCTTGTAGGTAGTAATCTAACCGCACCATCTACAGCATTCCCAATCTATAAGAGGGAAGGCGACAAACTGTATGTGAGACCATCAAGCATTTTGGAGAATGTGGTTACTATGAACTACATCAAAAAGCCAAGTGACCCTCATTGGGGATACACAACTGTTGGTGGTGACCCAGTGTATAATTCAGACAGCAGTACAGATTTTGAACTACCTGCTGCAGATGAGACAGAATTAGTAATTAAGATATGTTCTTACGCAGGTCTTAATATACGTGAACGTGATGTAATCGCTGTGGCTCAGGAGATGGACAGAGCTGATTTCCAAAAAGAAAACATATAATAGATGGCACAACAAGTAGGAGTTGATATTTCTCAGTACGAATACTACCAGAATAGTGGTAATGCACCCAAGGATGAAAACTGGGGTACGTACCAGTATATGCTGTTGCAGGATATCGTCAATAATTTTATGCTGACATATGTTGGCGACGACAAGTTAATTAACAAGATAGAGCGCAACGAAGTTATTTTCCATGCAAAACGTGGGCTACAAGAAGTTCACTATGATGCACTACGTGAGATTCGTGGTTACGAAGTAGAGGTTGCTGACAACCTAAAGATGCCACTTCCACACGATTTCGTATCGTTGGTTAAGGTCGGTTATGTAGGCAGTGAAGGTTTAGTTCACCCTATCATGCAGAACTTTGATGCGTCATCCCCTACCTCTTACTTGCAGGACAACACGCCAAACGCAGAGATTCTCATCGATAACAATAACAAGGCTCTTACGGGTACTCCTATTATTGAGACAAACTGGAAGAACGAAAAAGAGGGAAGCTTAGAAGCTCCTGACAAAGTGCTTCTTGGTAGAAGATTTGGTCTTGACACAAAGTCGGGCAACTTCAATGGCGCTTACCATATAGATAAGAATCAAGGGTTTATTATGTTCAACTCTACTCTTGCTAGAAAAAACATTGTTATTGAGTATGTATCAGACGGTCTATACGATTTAGCTGATACGGAAATCAAAGTACACAAACTCGCAGAGACGTATATGTACGACTACATTATCAGTCAGATAATGAAAACTAAATTTGGTGTTCCAGAATACGCTGTTCGTAGAGCTATGAAACAAGCAGGTGCATCTTTAAGAAACATGAAAATCCGTCTCAACTCCATCAAACTCTCTGAATTAACTCAGATACTTAGAGGAAGAGACAAGTGGATAAAGTAATATGGAGCTAAAAAACATATTTGCCAAAGGCAAAATGAACAAGGATGCTGATGAGCGTATTATTCCTAATGGAGAATACATTGATGCTCTAAACGTTCGTGTTACTAATACAGCGGATGGAGATGCCGGTACTGTTCAAAACGAAAAAGGTAACGTAAAAGTTACTCGTATTGACACTACCGACAATCCAATCTGTATTGGTTCTGTTGCTGACGAGGCTAGTGAGAAGATTTACTGGTTTGTTGTTGATGACAACGGTAGTTCTTTTGTCTATGAATACGACAATAAGCAG